CACCGGATGAGGAACCCGACCGGGTGCCGGGTCCACGGATCCCCTTCGACGGGGCCGCCACGGGTCAGGCCGTGGCGTCGGAGTTGGTCAGCACCGCGGTGATGCCGGAGGCGTCGGTGCCGGCGCCGAGGCAGGTGAACGGGATGTCCTGCATGACCCGGCCGCGGCCGGCGATGTTCGGCGACCCGCCCGGGGTGAACCGCGAGTTGGTCGTGAACACGACCGAGTCGGCACCGTTCGACAGGCCGATGACCAGAGCGAACTTCTCGTGCGAGAGGTACCGGTCGTACAGGTCGAGCGACCCGAACTCGGTGCCGATCGTGCCGCCGACCTCGGCGAGGTTGCCGTTGGACATCGGCTCCTTCGAGTTGGCGTCACCGGCGAACCAGCGGGCCTCCACCTGGTTGTCGATCCCCAGGCTGAACGAGGTCATGTCGTAGGCGGTGCCGCCCACCGTGAGGTAGGCGTGGAGCATCTTGTACGGGAACCGGTCGGCCGGGTACGTGGCGGTGGCGAGGGCCTTGCCGATCACGACCGACACCCCGGTCGCCGTGGCCGTGGCCGCAGCGGAGAGCAGGATGGTCGACTCGGACACGACCGACGCGATGTAGGCGCCGACCGGGATCCCGGTGCCGGAGATCGGCTTGTACCGGTCGGCCTCGGTGAAGTTGGCAGCGACCGACGTGACCGTGGTCGTGGTGTTGAGCACGCCGTCGGTGACGGTGCGCGACCCGATGGTCTGACGCATCCCGACCCACTCGGTGCCGAGCCTGACGATCTCCCCGACATCGCCGGCGATCTCCGCCGACGACACCTTGCAGCCCGTCGACGTCTTCGGGCGCACCGTGCCCGACACATCCGGGACACCAGCCTGGATCGTCGCGGTCAGCCCGGACGCATCGGCCAGCGTGAACGTGTGCACGTAGGGTCCGGACCCGGTCGTGACCGGAGCACCGCCGAAGATGTGCTTGAACACCTTCGTGTCGCCCCGGTTGGACAGCTCGAGGTTCACCGAGCCGGCGACCTCGATGTTGCCGCCGTTCGACTCGTCCTCGTCGCGCAGGCGCCGGTTGGCCCGGATGGCATCGGACTCGAGCGGCTCGTCGGTGCGCTCGATCGTCTCCTCCAGCACGGGGAGGAACAGGGTCGGCGTCACCGCCAGCCCGGGGGTGCTCTCGTCTGCGAAGCCGATCTGGCCGGCGATGGTGGATGGTGCAGCCATGGTCAGGCCCCTTCGGTGTCAGTCGCCGCGATCGCGGTGAGCTTCTTGGTGAGCGTCGGCCGGGGGTTCGCCTGGCCCTCTTCCACTGCCAGGGCGGCAGCGGCCTTGACCGGGTCGTCACCGACCTCGGCGAGAACGTCGGCAACCGATGCCGGAGCGCTGGAGGCTTCGACCCAGCCCTGATCGAGCAGCTCCGCGCCGAGCTCGTCGTCGACGTCGGCGGACTTGCCGCGGTCGACACGGGTCCCGTCGGGGAGCTTGCGGTCGGATTCGGTGGTGTTGATGACCTTCATGGGTCAGCTCCCTCAGTGGAGTCGGGTTTCGATGACTGTGGTCACGGTGCCGAGGACGTAGAACCCGTCCTGTGCACGGGCGGGCTTGCCCTTCGATGCGGTCACCCGAGCCTCGAGAACTCCGGGGAAACCGCCGAGCGACGCGTCGTCGGCGAACGTGTCGTCCACGAAGGCGACGATCTCGTCGAAACGGGTCATGCAGTCACCGGGCTCACGGACCCCGTTGACCATGACGGTCCACTCGATGGTGATGGTCTCGTCGCGCTCGAGGCGTCCGGCCTTCGCGTTGGGGATGGAGAACTCGGAGTCGATCTCGGTGGCGACGAGCATCTCGTCGATGATGTCCATCTCGCCGGGCGGGAAGTCGAGGACTGACACCGTGCCGGCGCCGGGCCGCTGCGAGAACAGCCCGGCGAGATGCTGGGTGAGCGGCCACCGCTGCGAGTTGGCCGGCATCAGAAGATCACGCGGCGCCGGTTGCGCATGGCGTTGAGGTCGGCGTCGATCTGCAGGAAGCCGGTCGGGCGGCCCTCGGCGAAGTTGGGGGTGGAGTACCGCTCGGAGATCCCGCCGTCGAAGACCTTCGACAGGGTGTCGCGGGACGCTCCCGAGTTGTCGATTGAGATCATGCGGTCGCAGTACAAGGCGCAGTTGGCCAGCAGGATCTCGGGCGGGTCGGTCTCGCCGTGCGTGTACGCCGCGGTCAGCGGGCCCGCCGCGTAGACGGCGACCCGGCCCCGTTCGGAGTCGAGGGCGTCGGCAGCTAGCGTGACATCGTTGTCGTTGCTGTCGACCAACTCGACCGCGGTGACGAGGTGGTGGGGCAGCTCGAGCCAGCCGCCCGAGACACGACCTGTGTGGGTGGCCTCCCGTTCACGGAACGCCTGATCCAGGTACCGCTCGACGATGTCCTCGAACCGGGCGACGAGCGACACGATGTCGGGGTCGTCGGCAGAGGTCAGCCGGCGGGGACGCCGGGCCCTCACCTCCTCGGCAGTGAGGTACGGGTCAGGCTCGGCCACGAGGTGCGGCCTTCTTGACGGGGGCCTTCTTCGCAGGGTGCGAGGCAGCGCGCTTCTCGCCGGGAGCAGCGGTCGCCTGCTCGACGGCCTCGATCGGCGCAAAGAACTGCGGGCACGCGACGACGAGAGGATCCGATGCGTCGAGCACGGCACCGACCGGGATGGCCCCGGCCTTCGTGGCGATGCCCGTAAGGGCGCGAACTTGAGCCATGACGTGGGCCTCCGTAGGTCGAGGAAAGGTGGTGGTGTGGGGCGGCCCAGGAGCGAGCCGCCCCACACCAACCTCAGGGCTGGATCAGGCCGCGGTGGGGTTGTCCAGCATCGAGAAGGCGGCGATGTTCACGCAGTCGCCACCGACCCGCCAGTAGGCGAAGAGCGCCCGCTGGCCGGTGAGCTTGCCGTTGCCGTCCACGCGGTGCGGGACGACCTCGACCGACATGCCGATGCGGTCGGCGATGACGTAGTTGCGGAAGTCGCCGAGGATGGCGATGTAGTTGTTGGCCGTGGCGGCCACGTCCCACACACCGTCCATGGCGGACGCCTCGTGCACCGGGTAGCCGAGCAGCGTCGGCGGGAGGCCGGCACCGATCCGCTCCCACAGGGCAGCGCCGCCGTTGGTGTCGAACTGGCGGACCTTGTTGAAGATCGACTTGTTGGCGACGAAGGAGGCGTTCGGGCGGAACCGCGGTCCGAGTGCCTCCTCCAGGGCGTACAGGTCGACACCGGCGAACACGCCTTCGGACCCGGCCACGTTGATCTCCGAGGCCGTGCCGGCGAGGGCGGTCACGATGCCCTTGGGCTCGTTGGATCCGGACCCGGCACCGACGGCGAACTTGGTCGCCTCCAGCGTGTCCTTCGCGTCGTTGAGCAGCATGAGCATGTCCGACTGGAAGCCGGGGTAGTCCATGCCGATCTCGAGCGAGTAGTCGATGACGGCGGTCGCACGCTCCGCCTTGATCGACGGCTGCGCCAGGGTGGGCGAGTTCTCGGTGATGGCCGCGGCCTCAGCGGAGAACGCCGCGGTCACGCCGGCAGTGGAGACGCCGTTCCAGGTGTCCGTGGTGATCGGCACGACCCGGGCGATCTGACGGAACGGGTTGGACGAGCCATCCGAGGTCAGGATCAGGGTCGGGTCGAGGGTGAACGGGACGGCGTACCCACCGGCGTTGTCGGTGAGCGAGGCAGCGCGGGCCTCGGCGGCCAGCTCGGCCGGGGTGAGGTTGCGACCCAGCGGGTCGGCGAGCCGCTTGCCGAAAGCGGAGCGGTAGTCGTCGGAGCCGGTGGCGGCGATGCGCAGGGCCACGGTGTGGTCGAGGCCACGGACGAGCTCCTCGGCCCGCTCGCGGTGGGCGTCGGACAGGCCGGCGACCTTCTCGATGGCGGCGAGACCGCGGGAGCGGACCTCGCCGGGGGTGGCGTCGAAGCGGAGGTCCGACAGGTCGAAGGGGTCGTTGCGCACGATCGCCCCGGGTGCCGAGAAGGTGGCGCCCGGCACGGTGGCGGCGGGGTCCTTGGCCTGGCGCTCGAGGGTCTCGTACCGCTCTTCGATGGCCCTGAGGGCGGTGCGCTTCTCGTCGCGGAGGGTGACGCCGGCCTTGAAGTCGGCGTCCTGGTCGGGGGTGAGGGCGCCGTCTCCGGCGCGCTCGTGCATGGCGTTCAGGCAGGCGTCGAGGTACTCGATATCGGCCGAGAGGGATTCGCGGGTCTCCATGGTGGAGGGTCCTTTCAGGAGTGCAGGGCGAGCAGGCGGGCGCGTGCGTCGCGGGTCATGCCGGAGTGCTCGGAAGCGGCTCCCTGCGGGTCAGCGGCTCCGTCGTCGGAAGTGCCCGGGCGGGCGGCTTCGTCGGGGGGAGTGCCGAGAACGAGGGCGCGGGCGAGGTCGCCCAGCGCGGTGGGGTCGGAGAGGATCGCAGCGAACTCGCGCGACCGGACCCCGACGGAGGTTTCGGTGTAGGCCGGGAACACGACGGGGCCGACCTCGTAGAGCTTCACTTCCTGCACCGTGCGCAGCGGGAAGTCCCCGGACTCGTCGACGGTCTCCTTCACGACGGAGAACCGGAACGACATGCCGTCGATCGACCCGGATGCGATGGCGTCGCGGACCGGTTGGATCAGCCAGTTGTCGTGCAGGCGTGCCTTCACGTAGAGGCCCTGGGCGTCTTCGCGAAGGATCTCAGGTGAGCCGATCGGGATGGA